CTGAAAACCAAAATAAAAAAAACAGAGAAAGGCCAGCCCACGACTTCCTAATCTCGTGTAAGTATTCACATCGTCGTTAAATCTTCCCTTAAATTCAAAAGGTCTATCCGTTGAGCAAATAAATGTATTCATTGCTTTTCTCTTCATACTTATTTGCTTTAGCATTTGATTACTACTACCGCCTATAAAGTCACCGCCTTGCGCCATCGTTAGGCTCGTTAATGGTGTGTTTATGTAATACCGCAGCATTGATTCAAATACTACATCAAGGTTTTTTATCTTTGGTGTTTTTGGCAAATACTGGCAATTACTTCCAAATCTCCATCTGAAATCTATGTAATCATCATCGAGTTCCATGAAGTATCTATACCCAAGTTCTTCTGCAATCTTAAAGCATGCATTTCGAGCATAAAGGATGGCACGGCGATCACCTCTCACTACTTCATCACTCTTTTTTTCCCACTCCTGTTTATCGAAAACATAGCAGTTATCCGCTCCGTATCTCCTCTTGTACTCCTCTACCTGCCCATCTTCGTTGTCGAGAACAAACACACAACGACCAGTATAGCCCTGCTCGCATAGAGAACGATAGGTATACTGGTTATCCACTCTTCCATGTGTCAGAATGAATACGACGAAATCCTTTTTAAAGTTAACCTTCTTCATACTCCCTCGCATATTCATTCAATAACTCATCTGTCATCCTTACAAAGCCCTTTTCGATAGCCTTCTTGAAATCGATAATTACTAAAGCTGAATTCTCGAATAACCCCTGTACCTCCTTAGGCGCATTGCAATAGTAGTCGGCAATCATTCCATAATTGAACTCCGTGTGCCTATAGGCTGCATACGTTAGGAACTCTCGCACCTCGTCTGGTAGATCCGCTTTCTTTATCTCCTCGATTAACTCCTTTGTCTTCGTGCTATCATAGCAATCCGATAGAGTAGGAGAGCCCCCTGAAGGCTCGTACACTGGTGCCTCTATCTTCCTACTATAAGTATCATCTATCTTCGGACCAATAGAAAGCCCCCAATCCTCAACCTGTAGACCTATCTCTTCCTGTGCTCTCGATAAAGCCTCATCGTCCCAGTCCAGATTGGCTGCACCTGTAGCATTATCCGCCAGTGCCATTTCTCTTCCTTCTTCGCTATCCAAGTCGACATCGCCCCTTCTTACTGCTACCAGCTCATCTCGCTTGGCATCAATAACTATAACCTTTTTTATACCCGCTTCTTTCGCCAGCTCCTGCGTTTTATTACCGGCAATGATACGATTATTCTTGTCTAACAAAATAGAACGTCCTGCGCCGAATTTCCTAATTGATTTATCAATCAGTTTACGCCCTTTCTTCGTTCCCTTGTTAAAATTCTTATCGTCTTGCTGCAAGGAATCGATATTGGTTTCCGTTATCTTTTCAGCCATATATTAATATCTTTATAAACATAAAGTAAATTACGTTACAAAGATAACGAAAATCTTTATAAATATCAAGCAATTACAGATAAAAAGAAAGTTCTCTTTATCCACATAGCTCTCTTTGCAAACTATCACGCAAAAATGGGGGTGCAACATCACTGCTACACCCCCACCAGAAAGCAACAAGGAATTTAATTATTTTTTCTCTGCCTCTCTAAAGCAGAAGTCTGCCCATAGTTCCTTAAAATAAACGCCTGCGTGTTTCGCTTTTTCTTCGCTCTCGAAGGCAAGACGGGCACCGACGTTCGCATTCGAACCCGCAGAAGCGTCATACACACTCGCAAAAACGAGACCCCCATACGCAACCGCATTGTAACAAGCACGCAACACACACCGCTGCTTTTTCTCTTCTGAAAAACGGCTATATTCTTCTTCAGTGAAGAGATAGAACCATGGATAATACCTCCATTCGTCTTCTGTAAACTTTGGTTCCCATCCTTCATTGATAGCTGCTGTTATAATTCTTAACTTTATATAGGCTAACGTATCCGCACCAAGTAGTCCTATAAAAGCATTCTCTACACCATCACTTGCCATACTTAGCGCATCGTAATAACCCTCAACAAGTGCATTGTTACAACCACCCAAAGCTGTACATGCATCATCGAATGTCTTTATATCTTTCCATGACGTTGCCTGCTCCTTCAGCGTAAAGTCAAAGATAGACCTTTTCATCTCTGGGGCTTCTTCGACATTAGCGAGAACCGCCTTTTGAGCTTCTTCTTTTGTCTCATACATTCCAAATCGCTTGCCATCACAAGCATACTCAACTACATACATTGTTTTCATACGTTTTTTGTTTTATAAGTTAAAATAATAATGGTTGTTTATATCTTAGAACTCTATTCGTTGCCAGCTTATAGAACTCTTTTTTTATTTCAAAGCCATAACCTCGTCTTCCAGTATTAGCTGCTGCCAATAGAGTTGAACCAGAACCAGCACACGGATCGATAACTACATCCCCCTTATCTGTGAATATCTCTATAAGCCTCTCAAGCAGTGGTACTGGTTTTTGTGTCGGATGTACCTTTGGTGTTGTAGTATCTTGTACCCAGTCAAAGCAGTTAAATATCATCTGCCCTTCATTCCGGAATTTCGGCAACTTATCACGATATAGTATCAAACCATATTCGCAGTTGCCAACGACCTTCATATTAGCTTTCAGAACCTGCGCTGAGAACTTCTTACGAAAGACCAGATTAATGTAATTATTAAAACCGTACTTCTTTCCAAGCTCTATGTACTTAAACTGCTGTTCGAACTCGCAGAACAAAAGCATACAAGGTGCTTGATTTCTCTCTTTAGGCTCTTTCCGTAACATCTGTGAACAGAAGTGCATAAACTCTGCAGGGCGAAAGTCCTTATCAGTATCGAAAAACTCCTTACCTGCAAGTGCGCTTTCTCCGTTCTTGTTGTCTCCTCCTTCATACCAAGCAGGGTTGCTCGCATAGGCATTTTTACCCAGATTATAAGGTGGGTCTGCTATTATCATCTGTGCTTTTGGCAAGCCATACACCTTGAAGTTTTGGAAATGGTCGTTAAATAATTCTATATTTTTCATCTTATTTTATGCTATTTTGCCGTACAAGCCGTTTTCCTTAGTAAAGGCATATACTTTATAACCATGTTAACGATAGCGTCGTGTTGAGCCGTTCTGCCATTACAGACCGCTCTCGACTGTATAACCTTCCATGATTTGGTATTTACCTCGATAGTCTCTAATCTCTTTCCTTTCTTGTCTTTTGCAGACAATATAAGGCTGTCCGGATGTCTCTCTTCTTCATAGTAACCCATAGCAAATACGCAATGGTGCATCGCCTTACCTTCCTCTGCAAACTCCCTTACGCTATGTAAAGGCTCTATCCTTATATCCTTATCTCCGAAAGATAGTCCAGCAAAGTTTTTCATTCTCTCCTTGTATAGCTTATCTTGCTTTTCAATTTCCTTTGCTTTACGTTCCATCTCTTTCTCAACCTCTATCTTATTCTTCTTCTCCAGCAGTTTATCATGTGCTTCCTTTAAGTCGACAGGGCAAACGTACTTCGCATTATGTGTATCAAGATTAAAGTATCGTAGTAGTTCTATATAGTCTACATACATGCTACCATCATCTACTATATAGTTATTTCTCTCGCATATTCGTACAGCGTGCTGCCACCTCGTACGGTCTTTCAAGTGTCCTCCAGCGTGCTGCCAAAAGCCTAATATACCATACTGTTTATGCTTTACCAGCTCTTCTACAAACGGATCGTCCATCCTTATTAACGCCTTCATCAACGGAATAACCTCTATTTCTTTCTCTTTCAGTATATCCATCGTCCAGCCATTTCTTTTCAATAGCTTTGTAACCGAGCCACGAGCATACATATAGTTACCCGTTATATCGAATATGTCTTCATAAGCGATATAACCTGTAGCACTTGCGTTGTGGTTCTTGATGTTCATCTCGCTATTAATACTCCAACTGAAGTGATACATACTTCTTGTATAATCTCTACCGAGTATGGTTTCTTTTCCTTCTTCGCTTATCCAACTCTGCCATAATTCCATAACATCATACATCGTGCTGCCATTCTTATAGTTGCACCTGCTTACTTCAAATGTCCTTGCCACTTGATAACCCTTATATGCCTGGAACAAGGTAAAGTGTCTTACCGTGTTTCCTTTCGCTTCGGTTGACCTGTAATAAACTAACTTTAGCTTCTTTCCACACTCCGGGCACTCATAGCCGTTCTCGCAACCAAGAACGACCCCTAACAACGAACTTGATAATCTCGAACTGTGTCCGCAACACTGGCACCACACCCAGCCGTTTTTCTTGTATAAGCCTATATCCTCGAAACAATGTTCATAAGCATATTTCTTTGCAGCTTCACTGATAGGCTTTAGTTGCTTAGAGAGCTGTAGTACGTGTTTCTGCTCCTTCGTCCTTGGTTTCATAGTCTCTTTCGTTTGGTTCGTAATTATCATTGCAGTGCAATAGATTTAACCCACACTCTATCGTCGGACCTGTATCAACCGAATGTGTACAGGTTTCACACAACCCCCAGTACTTTTCTTCCATCAGTATTGCCCTCCGAATAAATCGCCCATCATCGCAGCCTCTTTCTCTTGCTTCTCTTTAGCTGCTTGTAATCTTTTCTCTTTGGCTTTCTTCTCTCGTTCTCTCTGCTCCTCCTGCCTTTTCTTTTCCTGCTCTTCCAGTTTCTTCTCGTAGTTTTGTTGAGCCTTCTCCATCGCTTTCTGCTTTTCCTCTTCACTCAATTCTACATGCGTATCTACTACTACACGAGATATGTTGTTAGCCTTGCTTCCTGGGTCTTTCAACTCCTTCTCGTCTATGAAGTGCTTTGCCATGCCGTATATCTCTTCATCAGCCCATCCGCTTTGCTTCTTCTTACTGACCTCTGATAGGATATAATTACATACTGCTTCTGGTGTCTTCTCTGGTTGTTCTTGCATCTTCTTTGCAAACTCCAGATCCGTATCGGCTTCCTTCTTCAAGTACTCCTCGATACGCTTGATAAATAAATTTGTTGCTTTCATATTCCTTATTGCTTTGTTACGTATTTCAATGTATCCTCGTCTTTCCGTTTCTCTAAGCGTCTCCCAGTCCGTACCTTCTACAAGTACCTGCCATTCGCCATTAACCGTCATACACTTAGGAAACTTAAAACGTTCTTGTATCTTCCTTATAGTTGCTATGTCTCTTATCTTATAATAGACTACGATAAAGTACATCATCACTATCCGGCTACTTTGTGGTTATTCTTTCTCTTTTTAATCTCGGTGTATTCTTCATAGCTAACCGCATTCTTTCTGTCCTCTTCCATCTTCCTCTCTCGCTCTCTTTGCTCTATCTTTTCTATAATTTGATTCCTCTCGTCAAAGAAGGTACGTAAAGCTCGCATAATTCTTACAGCATCTATACACCCATACATCTCTCCGTAGTCTCCGTATTTCAATCGCTGAAAGAATAGCATTAATTCCGTAATCTTCAAATAGTAGTAGCGGTTATGTATCATCCTCGCTACCTCCTTGATGGTGCGATACGATGCTTTGTTTTCTTCCTTTACTCCTACAAAGTTTTGGTAGTCGTTCAGATGTACCGCAAGCCAATCATAAACGAATTGCTCGCCATACTCTGCCTTAATCTTTGCCAGCGTAGGATAGTCACCCATAACGCACTGAGTAGGGTTAACAGCATAGAACGTTTGTTTTTCTGGATTGAAAAATTCTAATAGGTTACGAGCCTCATCCTTGCTCCTACATATAGCGACTGAGGATGTCTCTTGCGATTTCTTCATTTCGTTTCTGCTTCTGTGTAGCAGTGTCGTTAAATCTTCCATCGTTAGTTGTCTTTGTTTTGTTATTCGTCAACCATCGGTTAACCATACTATCTACTCGCTTTATCTTTTGCCCTGATGATGTCACCCAACCCTGCGCATCGTAGTAGTAAAAGAACTGCTCTGCTTCCTCGCTGCTCATGCCTTTTTTAAGACATATCGCAACAACTTGTTCCAGAGTAGGTGAGGGGGCTTCTTCTTCTTCTTTCTTCTTCTCTACCTCAAACTTTAATCCTAAGTCCGTAGGTGCTGTTTCTTTTCTTTTTATTTTTTCTTTATTCTTTGTTTTAGTTTCTGTTTTATTCAAGTGTTCAGTAACCTGTTCAGTAACCTGTTCAGTAACCTGTTCAGTAACCTGTCTATTTTTTGAACAGGTTACAAGTACTGTATAAGAAGAAAAAGCCTTGCCATTATATGTTTTATAGTCAATTAGTCCTGCCATTTTCAACCGATTACGAGTGCTGTTAAATGTGTTACGACTATTTATCCCAAGTTTTGCCATAATTTCTTTATTGTTCCTTTTGAAGGATGGCTTCCACGATAGACTGTTTGCGATTTTTAGCAAGTAAAAATAAAGCGCAATATCTATTGGGCGGAAATCATGTTCTTCGCTTAGCAACCAAAAATTATTTATCAAACTTATGTAATTCATAATCTCACACGTTAATATATTCTCGCACCGCCTGCTGGAACTCCTCCAGAGAGTGGCACACTACGTATTTGTTTTTCATACGCTTTGCCAGCTTCTCATATTCTCTCTGGCTCTGTGACTGCTTACCTACAGGCGTTTTCATCTCAATACATAGCGAAGCATAACCACCCATAGGAACTTGAAGTATAAGATCGGCTACACCAGACCTTACGCCCTCATCTTTCATTATCTTTGCAGTCCATGCGTTTCTTGCTCCTCCATTAGGAACAGCAAAAAACAATGGTTCGATACTCGGATAACTCTTTCTGAACCACTCTACACACTGCTTTTGGATTTGGCTCTCAGTTAATGGCTTCATAATACACAACATATTAAACACATTAACACACCTACGATAAAGCCTAACATTACCGCACAGCCTAAACCTACTATAATCGTAGTACCCTGTATATCTTCTTCTTTATTTTGCATATTAATATTCTCCTTTGAACATATCGAAGGCTGCATCTAACAACATCTGCTGCGTGTTAACCTTCTTTTCTTCTACATTATCAATCGTACCAGTTACTCCGTTGGCTATATCCTTCTTCGTCTGTATGAGTTTATACATATACTCGTCTATCGTTTCCTTTCCCAGTAAGTATGTACAGGTAACAGCATTCTTTTGTCCGTTTCGGTGCGCTCTGTCCTCCGCTTGGCAACAATCTGAATAAGTCCAAGGGAACTCGATAAACAACACGTTAGAGGCTGCTGTAAGCGTTAAGCCTGTACCACCGCTTCGATAGTTTAATATAATCAGTTTCGTATCTGGGTCTTGTTGGAAAGCATCAACACTTCGTTGCTTTGCCCTGTCATCATCATCACCCGTAACCGTAACAGCCTTTGGGAACTCCTCTTTAAGTTCCTGTACAACCTGCTTTAGAAAGCAGAAAACAATCAGTTTTTCGCCTCCGTCTATAGTGTTATGGATGATGTCAATAGCTGCCTTAATCTTTCCTTTTGATGATATCTGTTTTAATATACCCATCTTTACCATTACAGCCCCTCGAATAGCTCTCTGTATCTTATCATCATCTGCCTTCTTGAACTCTCTTAGATACTGGATAACATCTCGTTTTGCCTCGTTGTACTCCTTCCTATTCTCAATATCAACTACCAGATACGAACGTGTCTTATCTGGTAGCCATTTCAAAACGTCTTTCTTTTGCCTTCTGAAAAAACAAAACTTATTCAAATAGTAGTTAAGTTCCTTTAGGTGGCTTGATTGATTCTCGCCTGCGCAATATCTTTCTTTGAACTTCGTATATCCTCCGAAGTCCTCCAGACGCTCCATAATATTAAGCTGCTGTATAAGGTCGGTATTATTGTTCACTACAGGTGTACCTGTCAACTCCAGTACAAACTCTTTACCCTTAGCAATACCCTGCACGAATTTACTTTGCTGTGTCTTACTTGATTTGCATTTATGGCTTTCGTCAATGATGACAGACTTAAATAGATTTATTCTCTCGTCAAATTCAACACTCTTTAGCGTAAATCGTTGCTGGCTCTTCACTCTCTTAACAAAGTACTTCTTTAAGCTCTCATAGTTTGTAATGAATACCTTTGCTAAAGGTTCGCCTGCGTTATTGCGTGACTGCCAAAATAGCTGCCATGTATTTCTATTAGCGTCGCTTAGTATTACAGCTTGCACACCTCCAAACTTCTTAAACTCTCGCTGCCAGTTTACTTTTAGTGACGCTGGACATATTACCAGTGCTGGCCATGCTCCGCTCGCTGTCATCGTACCAATAGCCTGTGCCGTCTTTCCAAGTCCCGGTTCGTCTCCCATTATGCACCTCTTCTTCTCCAGTGCGTATGCTATACCTTCCTTCTGGTATTCGTATGGTTCAAGCGTCATATTATGCTCGACTTCCAGTTTTGGCATCTCTGGTATCTCGTAGCTCTCTACTGGCTCCTCGTCTTTCAACCACTGAACACTATTACATAGACGGCGTTGTACAGCCCAGTCCGCCATTAGCCTTAAATAGTTCTCATCAGTAGGCGATACCTCCCAGAATTTACCCCCCGCCCCCCAAAAAACGCACGGGGTTCTTTTTTTTCCCTCCCCCCACAAAC